TACTGGTCACCGTGCCGGAGCCAGTGCCAGCCCCCGGCGTGATCGGCTCGACGTTTGTGCCATCGCACCGGAGAATCGCGGTCTTACCATTGGTGACGGCGATCCCAGTTCCAGCGCTTGTCTTCAGTGTCAGACTGAAGCCGCCCGTGGTTCCGTTCACGATTATGTAGGGCTTCTTGTTCGTCGGGCAGACGACGTTGCGATTGGCTGTGAGCGTGCCGGTGAACTTCAGGATGCTGTATTGCCATTCCTGCGGAACGGTCGATGTGGAAAGCGTATAGTCCGCATCGGACATCGAGATAGCTTTCTCGGTCAGTGCTGCATCGAACACATCGAACGCCTGGTTCGCGGTGACCTCCTTTTGTGCTTGCGACGCCTCGATCTTCGTCACCGCGAGGTTACTAGTAGTTGCCATGCGATAGTCCTATTAAACTGATCCGGTCAGCGCGTAGCCGCGCCCAACGGTTGCACTGATTTGGTAGACCTTCAGATAGACGGTATTGCCAGGGGTAAGGCCATCTGCCGTTTGCTCCGCAGCCGTGTAGCTCGCAGTAACATCCGTGACGGCGGATATGGTCCGCAGCAATGTCGTGTAGGTGCTGTTCCACACCTCGACATCAAATGACAGGGTCGGCTCACCTGTCCCGATATCCACGTAGTCGCGCCACTCGCCGCCGGTCCTCGTACGGCGCACCCAATTGATCGTCAGGTTGTTGGAGCCATCGCGCGAGCCCGAAAGATGGACTGGCGCATATGGCTTTAGGCCGACTGCGCTATTGGTGAATGTCTGCGCGCTGGTATTCGATAGTGTGTCCTTGAACGTCACCGCCTTGAAAGTGCGGGCCAGTCCAATCTCCGCTGTTCCTGGGTTGAGTCGGTTCCATGCGTTCGCGTCCGCGAGCACAAACTTGTCCCCGGTTTGATGCAGACCTTGTGCCCACTCAGTGCCACGACGCCCGCGCAGCAGGCCACTCAAGGTGTAGACGCCTGCCGAAACAAGCGTGGCGGTCTTGTATTGAATGATTTCCCAGCGTCCATGCGCTCCAAGCGCGAAAGCGCCGGAGCCGTTCAACACCTGCAACTCGGTGTAGCTACTCAGCGTACCCGTGGTTTGTAGTGTGATGGTGACCGTGTTCTGATAATCAAACACGTTCCCGCCAGTGAAGTCTCCAAGAACGCCTTGCGAGATGCCAATGATGGAGCCACTGGTTGTGGATAAAACGGGGCTGTAATTGGTCCCATCCGTGCTCTTGTTCAGTTGCGCGCCGGCCCAGGTCATGTCTTGCCTCCCATCGCCACGTAATAGCCGGCGTTATCGTCCTCGTCCCGCATAAGGGGTATGTCCAGCACGGCGAGATAGGTAGGGCTTGCCTCGTACACGCTCTGAATCTGGTACGGCGGTGTTACTCCATCTGCCCCGGATTGCGAATAGGTGGCCTGATCCTCGATGGAGCCCTCCCACTCGATCACCCCATTCGGCTGATCCCTGCGGTTCGTGATGCGCGCACGATAGGTCACGCTATCGGTGGGAAGGCTGACAATATCGGTCGGCTCAAGGTACGCGTACTTGCGGGTTGTGGTCCATCGGAATGTTTGCTTCTGCCAGGCTTGATACAGCGAGCAGCGCGCAATCTCCTTGGCCTTTGCTGCGGGCATGACGATTGCCAGTTGAAGATTCAGGCGGTGCCTGGTGTCCTTGGTGATCCTGCGGTCGTACTGGTTCCCGACCTGGTGGTCGGCATCCACATCCGGGTATTCCACATCGCATTGGATAGGCAGCTCCGTATCGTATGCGCGGCGGATTTCCAGATGCGCCGGCAACTCGGCATCGCCAACATGCGCGGCGCGGTCATCTTTTGCAATCGTGGTGGACGTGCTCGAACCGCGTTTGACGAATTTGATTTTATCGTCGGACTCCACGGCATCGAAGTAGTACGCCTGCTGCAATGGTTCGATGGCTGCACGAGCCGTCATCTGTCGAGGGACGATATAGCCATCAACCAAGTCGGTCAATTGCGTAACGTCGATATCCCCTGCCGCCAATCCGGCGCGCAGGCAAATGTCGGAAACAATGTTGGAGAGCGTTACCTGGTTTGGATCGACTCGGTTAAAGAGCGGCAGCTTGTAGATCGTGTTGGTGCCGGAGTCCGTGTAAATGAGGAAGTCTGGATGCCCAGGAACTTCCAACAGATTCCCAATGTTGGTCGGGCCAACATATATTCTTGCATCCTCAACCTCAAATGTATTCGGGTTGATGGTGTACAAAGTCCAGTTAAGGCCAGCCTGATGAGCGGTGACGTAGTATTTGTCGTTTTGTTCGTGATACAGGATGCGACGGAATGCCATGCTGGCTGTCGGCGGGATATCGTCCGGAAAGTCGATTTCATATTCCGTATAGCCAACGCCAAGTGTCAGGCTATAGATTACACTGCCAGGATTATTGATGACAAGAATCCTATTTCGCCCAACGTCAGATGCCATAAAGGCATCTGAATCAATATCCACGTTTTCGTAAATGTCATCGGCAGTGGAGTACCCTTCTGCAGGTGTGCAGATGCTTACTCGCTGAAAACTCAGCGCCGCAATCCTACCATCTGCGATATCTAAGATTTGATTGCATCCATAGACATCCCCGCCTAGGTTTATTTTTGCAACTGGTACAGGCGGGTCGGTAGCCGACAGCACAAACAATCTATCATTGACATTTGTTGTCCCGATAATAACTGTGTTATATGCCTCTGAATAGTGGATCAACCCACTCCAAGTAATTCGGATGCCCTCTTCACCCGGAGGCCACACAAGGTTGTTTGTAAATGTCCCATCGTATGTATCGGGGTAAATCTGGATAATTTGCGTGCCGCTTTCGTTCTTAACCCAAAGCTGACCACGCGTTCCCTGACCGTAAGCACCGCCAACACCCGGCACAAAGGTAATGTCGTTGCCCATACTCCCCGCCATACTTAAGCCATCGGCTGCCCCAAGCGAGAAGCTGTGGACTAGATCCCCCGTTGATGAGTCCGTAATGTACAAATCAACGGAAACATTGGTTGTATTATCAACAGACCAGATGTAGCCGGTTGTTGGGTCAATCGCCATTTCATTGCCGCAGGCGCCCAGCGGAATCGCATCAAGGTCGCCCAGGTCGCCATCCGTGACCACCTCAAACTCAAACTGGGGCAAACGTGCATTCAGTTCGGTAACGTCGTAGTCCTCAAACACGACATACGCATAGCCCAGATACGCCGGGCTGGCGCCGTCCGTTGCTTCGATCAGCGGGTCAACTTCCTGCGTCTCGGTGCCCAGGTAGATTCGCATGGAGCCAATTGCCGGATCTTGCGTGGCACCTTCGTTTTCCAATGAGGCGTCATAGACTAGTTTTTTGTTCGCCCAGATACGGCGGATACCCGCAATCGGGCCTTCGCACACGAGGATTGCGAAGGACATGGTGTAGGTGTAATTGACCTGCTCCGGCCCACCCTTGGCACTTTCCCGCTCCGCATGTTCGACCGCTTCCAGCACTTCAGGCCAGATGACCGTGCCTGCATGACGATTCGTGCCGTACTCGAAAGGGATCGGCGCGCCATACACCGACAGTTGCTGGCGCAAGTCGTCCAAGCGTGGGCCGTAACGCGTCGGCTGGTCCAGGTAGCCACCGATTGCCATGCCAGCTTGGAAGCCGTACATCGCGCCAGTCGGGCCGCCGACATAAAAGCCGATAACGCCACCGATGATGCCGCCAATAGCTTGGCCTGCGGACGACATTACTCACCCTCCGGGAATCGGTAGGCGGCGACAACCTTCTGCTGCCAGAAATCGGTATAGGTCTGCATGACCACTTTGCGGGCCTGCGCATAGGCATGGATGATCATGTGGTTGCCGACGTAGAGCGCAACGTGATGCGGTTGGGTTCCACTCATCGCCATCAGCAGCACGTCGCCTGGCAGCAATTGGTCTTTGCTGACGCGTTGCAGCTGCTGTTCCATGGACGGCTGCAACGTTCCGTCAGGGCGCATCGGGTAGGCGGCGCGATCCTCCGGCTCGAACCCTGCGGCACGTGCGGCGCAAATGACCAGGCCGACGCAATCAAGGCCGACACCGGGCGCACGCCCTTGCGCATGGAATGGCGTGCCAATCATGCCTTTGGCGGCATCAATCAGGGCGTCCCGATCCATCAGATGCCCTTGTACATTTGGTCTTGCCCAGGCAACTTATTGAAGCCCCGGAAGCGGACGATGTTGTTGAACTTGGTGGCACAATCCTCGGTCGCGCGTTTGCGGCATCCTGCCCATACCGTCATCTGATCACCATTGGAAATCGCGTAAGGCATTGCCTCTTGCAGGATGAAGACGCCGCCGGCAGAGTGCTGCTTGATCTCCATTGAGAGCCCACTATTCAGTCCGGTTGTGAACTGGACTTTGCCGGCCGTGAAGTAATCCGCCGCCTGCGCCAGGCTTGAGATCGTGAATTGCCGCTGGCTGGTTGCGGTGGTGACTGCCTTATTCGTGAACTTCCAAGTGTTCAGCGTTTCCGCGACGCCGCAGCGCGTATCGAACAGGTTGGCATTGCAGGAGGGCGACACGACATCGCCAAGGGTCTGCTGGAGCTTTTGCGAGATGCCGCGAAACTCTGCTTCGAAAGTGCCACGGCCGACCGAGATTTCGCCAAACGTGAAGCGCTTCAACTTCTCGGCGCCCATGGTTAGATCGTTGTAATTGACGCGCATGACTCGAACGTCACACAGGTCCCACAGGCCAGCAGCAATATCCGCCTCGGTGACGCCCAGTGCCAATAGCGCACCCTTGGCATCCATTGTGTCGACATTCATCGCGGCGCTCGTTTCCGCTGACGATGGGATGATGCCGAAGGCAGACTTATAGGTAACCGACTCGAAAGTGATATCCTGGTCATGGTCCGGTGTCACAGCCAGCACCTCGCCATCAACCCGCGTCATCTTTATCAGGTGTGCAATGGTCGTAACTGGAAGCGCGAAGTGCGCCTTCAACTCGGCGGACATCGACTTCATAGAACAATCTCCATCATTTTCAATTCGTCGGCGACATACATCAGTCCACCAGCTGCGCGGGCAACTACTTGCCAGGTGAGTTCGTTGGTCTCGAATCGCACTGGAATATCGAACTCACCAGTCCAGCTTGTCGGGTTGGCGCCAGAAACCTTGGTAACAATGCCGGTGGTGTAATCCACCGTATAACTGCCACCGCCTGCCACCGCGATGGCACTTACTGGTTTGGTGATCTTCCTTGTGTAACTCGCACTGCCCTTGGTGTAGCTTTTTCCAAGCTGGAAAGTGGTCGATGTGAGCTGCGTCAGCACCCCGCTGGACCCAGCCTGGTAATCGGAGTAGTCCCGGACGCGAAACCCATCGGCACGCACTGCTCGGAAGAATGCATCAATCTCATCGCGCTGCGCTTGAGTCCTGGCGGTAGTCGTTCCATCAAATCGG